AATTAGATATATAGACAAATGGTTTTGTTCTTTATATCTAACTATTAAATCAAGAAATAAACGCATGTTTAAAATTGATTGTGATTTTGATTCAAATTATTTGAAAGAATTATTTGAAATAAATAATGGATTATGTTATTGGTTTAAAATTCCAATGCAACCAACAATTAATTCTAGACATCCATTACAACCATCTATTGATAGATTAGATAATACCAGAGGATATACCAAAGATAATATAGTTATTTGTTGTTTATTTGCGAATACTGGAAGAAATAATACAGATGTAATAGAATGGCAAAATGTAGTAAAAATAATTAAAGAAAACATCAAAAATCAAGATTGTTTATTTAAACATATAAATTAAGTATATTTATATGTTTAATGTTTTTACGCCTCCTGCTCCGTTTTCGCAGTTTAAACCAGTAACTCCTCCTATTGCACAGTCTCAACAACAGCAAAGGCAACCAGAACAGCCATCTGAAGTGAGTTTGCCTAGGGTTATCCAATATGGAGCAGATTTGAGTGGATGTGGACTTTATCGGTTAGGTTGGGTAAGTCATTTATTGAATTATCAAGGACATTTTATGTGCTGCGATTCCACGGTAATGGTTTTGGACCCCCGGTTTTATGTCAACTGCCGTACAGTACGCCTCCAAAGACAAGCCACCCCAGCTCAATTAGAATTTGTTAAATTCTTAAAAGAAGTTCAAAAGCAACACAATTTTAGAATTATTTATGAAGTTGATGATGTAGTTTTTCGCGAAGATATTCCCGATTACAACAAATTTAAAACTGCTTTCGTTTCGGATGAGATTAGGAACACTGTTACAGATATTATTCAATTGTGTGATGAAGTTACGGTTACTTGCGACTTCATGAGAAAATTGTATCAAGAAAGAACAGGTAAAAAGGAAATTACTGTTATTCCTAATTTCCCTGCAAAATGGTGGATTGGAAATTATTTTGATCCAAATAGGATAAATGCTTTATATGACAAGAATAAAAAGAAACCTCGTTTGCTTTATGCAGGTAGTGGTGCTCACTTTGATGTTGAAAATCGAGTCGGCCAAAAAGATGATTTCGAACATGTTATCAAAGCTATCATAGATAGCAGACATAAGTATCAATGGGTATTTATTGGTGCATTCCCATTAGCATTGCGTCCATATATTGAACGTGGTGAGATCGAATTTCATCAATGGCAAAGATTGTATGATTATCCTGCAAAGATTCATGAACTTGGTGTTCAGATGATGGTTGCTCCGTTACAAGATAATTCATTTAATAGAGCAAAGAGTGATTTGAAATATATCGAAGCATGTGCATATGGATTGCCTGTAGCATGTCAGGATATGTGTACTTACGAACAAGCTGAGATTAAATTTAAGACAGGCGAAGAGATGATGTATAAGATCGAGGAAGAACTTCGCAGAACTGGTCATTATAAGAATAGTGTTTACAAGAGAAGAAGGGTCGCGGAAGATCGCTTTTTGGAATTACATAAAAATATTGGTTGTTATCAAGAATTATTTACATTACCATATAAAGATCCAAAACGTGTAAACTTAAAGCGATACAATCCTTGATTTCTGTAAAAGTATGTGCTACCATTTACAAATGGTAGGATACAGAAATGCAGTTTATAATTACAAAGACCAAGTAGTAGAAATACATACATGGGATAAAAAAGGGGAGCGCATTGTAACTTCGGTTCCATGCCTCCCTTATTTTTATTATGAAGATATCACGGGAGAAGCTACTAGTATTTTTAATACATGTCTTCGAAAAAAAGAATTTAATAATTATTTTGATAAAACAAAATATTTGAAAGAACGTGGAATAAAACAAGTTTTTGATAATTATAGTCCAGTTCAACAAACATTGATTGATACTTATTGGCAATACAATGATACCGAAGAATTTGCTAAATTTCCATTAAAGATATTCTTTCTTGACATCGAAGCAGTAGGAAAGGGAGCGTTTTCAACTCCAGAAGATGCCAGTGTAGAGATTAATGTAATTACTGTTTACGATTCTTTATCCAAACGATTTAAAGTTTGGGGTAATCAACAGTACGGAGCAAAAGAAAATGATGTTGATTATTATTTTTGCACAACAGAAGAAGAACTTTTAACTAGATTTATTAATTATATTCGGGAAAACTCTCCTGATATTCTAAGTGGCTGGAATTCAGATAGATACGATATACCTTATATTATTAATCGTATTGTAAAACTTCTTGGCGAGAAAGAAGCGGATTCCTTATCTCCATATGGAAGACGATATACTAAATCTTTTGCTGGGAAATTTGGAAAAAAGGAAATAGTTCATGGCTTGGATGGAATTTCTTGTGTTGATTACATGGATATATATAAAAAGTTTTGTCCTGTTAATCGAGAAAGTTACAAGTTGGATTATATTGGTCAAGTAGAATTAGATCAATCTAAATTAGATTACGGAGATCAGAGTTTATATGAGTTTATGATTAATGACTGGGAAACTTTTGTTGATTATAACATTCAAGACGTTCGTCTTTTAGTAAGATTGGAAGAACAATTGAAATATGTAGAATTACTGCGAATGTTAGCATATATGGGATGCACTACATTTGAATCTGCATTAGGTACAGTTAGTCTTGTTACTGGAGCTACCGCTGTAGAAGCTAGAAAGCGCAATCAAAGGCTCGCTACATGTTTAGTTGATGAAGACCAACGAGACTTTGAAGGAGGACATGTTTCTATTCCTTTAATGGGACACCAAAGTTCAATTATTAGTTTTGATGCAAATTCATTGTATCCAAATACAATGATTACGTTAAACGCTTCACCAGAAACAAAAGTTGGTAGAATTATAAATGTAGATAAAGATAAGATATCTATTCGTAATATAGACGGTATTGTTTTGGATATGACTAAATCCGAATTTAAAGATTTTGTCTTAAAAGAAAAAATAGTAATATCAAAAGCAAAAATTCTTTTTACCCAAAAGAAAAAAGGTATCATGGCTGATATGGTTGACACCTTTTATAAAAAACGTGTTAAAACCAGAGCAGAAATCAAAAAAATAAAGAAGAAGAAGGAATTAACAGAAGATGAAAAATTAAAAATAACACAATTAGATACTAAACAACAATCAATAAAATTGTATATAAACTCTGTTTATGGCGTATTTTCTAATAAGTATTGTCCTATTCAAGATATTGATATAGCTGAATCTATTACTTTGACTGGACAAGCTGTCGCGAAGGAAGCAAGAGAAATTTTTAAAAAATATGTCACTCAAGAGACTGGTGTAACAGATCCAATTGAATTAGAAAAAGGATTAGTATATGGAGATACTGACAGTATATATTTGTCGTTATTTCAATTAGTAAAAGATTTTACGATAGATGGAAAATTAACTGAAGAAACTTATAAAGTTTCCGAAAAATTAGAAAAATTCATTAATCAAGAGATAAAATTATGGGCTATTAAAACCCTTAATACATCTGATTGTAGATTTGAATTTAAACGTGAAACTTTATGTGATTATGGTATCTTTTTGGAAAAGAAAAGATATGTATTGCATGTTTTAGATAAAGAAGGATTCGCTCCAGAAGATCCTTGGAAATATACTGGGGTTGAAGTCGTGAGTACGAAAATGCCGAAAGCTGTTAAGCCATATGTAAAAGGTATAATAGAAACTTTAATTATGACTAAATCGGAATCTGAAACGAATAAAATATTTTCTGAAGCTTATGATAAATTTTTATCAATGTCTGTAGAAGATATTTCACAAGTTTCTGGAATTCGAAATTTAGAAAAATATGAAGCACAATGTGATGGATTCTCTACCTGCAAAGGAATGCCTTGGCATGTTAAAGCAGCTTATCATTATAATTTATTAATAGAAGAATTGGGAATATCAAACAAATATGAAAAGATTTCCAGTGGAGACAAGATGAAATTATTTTATGTTGATACACCAAATAAATATGGAATAAAAGTAATTGCTTTTAAAAATAGATATCCAACAGAATTTCATGAAATTTTCAAACCAAATATGTTTGAGATGTTTGAAAAGGATATGTACAAGTGTATTGAAAGATTTTATAAAGTAATGAATTGGGTAATAAGAAAACCCACAGAACAATTAATGTGTACATTAGACGAATTATTATGTTGATTTATAAAAATAGTATGTTACTATATTAACGTATATGAGAAACATTACATTCATCGATTCAATTGGAAGAACAATCTTAGCAGAAGAAATTAATAGGACTGACACTTCTGTGGTAGTCAAGAATCCAGCCATGATTAATGTGGCACAAGCTCAAAATGGTCAATTGCAAGTTCAATTGATTCCTTTATTCTTTGCGGAGTTTATCGACGCATCTACTAGATCAGATGGTACAACATGGACTTATAATTTGAATACAGTAACTCTAGGCGAAGTATCTATTGATGCTCGTCTACTAGAGCAGTATACTAGAGTATTTGGTGCAGCAGTTCTTGCACCACAAGAAGCAGGTGGAGAATCAGTCGTAAAGTTGTTTGACGAATAGTCCTTGTTGTTAGATTCTTGCTTCTAAAACCCTTCCTAAAGAAATTTAGGAAGGGTTTTTTCTTGATTTTTATTAAAAATATGTTACTATGATAGTTGATTATGGATAAAGATTTAATTAAAGCATTAGAAGTTTTGGATGAAAATAATCCTTATGCAACATTTTTAAACAATTCAAGTTTAAGTAGAGTTGATAAGTGGTTTAGCACAGGCAGTTATATGCTAGATGCATTGATTAGTGGTAAGTTTGTTGGTGGAGGAATTCCTAGTGGAAGGCTTACAATGTTATATGGAGAATCTCAAACCTACAAATCTTCTATTGTTCAGAAGATTTTAGCTAATGCCCAAAAGGCTGGATTAACTCCAGTAATTTTTGATACCGAAAATGCTATTGATGATGAAGGTGCTAGGAGATTAGGACTCGACACATCAAAAGTAAAATATATTCCAACATTTAATATCGAAAAATGCAGGAATGATATTTTTAAATTTTTGAATGTAGTAAAAGAAAAGGGCTTAGAGGGTAAGTTTATTATTGCCATTGACTCTCTTGGCAACTTACAAAGTGCTATGGAAACAACTCGTATGGAGAAGGATTCTACCAGCATGGACATGGGTAGCAGAGCAAGAGCTATTGGATCTTTATTGACTACCTGCACTCAGTTAGCGGGTCTTACTAAAACCCCTATCATCATAACAAATCATTTGTATGATAACCCCGGAGATATGCATCCAACTTTAGTAAAGAACATGCCCGGAGGGAAAAAATGTGTATACTTGCCTAGCGTTTCTGTACAATTGATGCGTAAACCAGTTAAGACTGATGCTGTTAAAGGGAATGCAGGAGAGCTTGCTGCTGGTCAAAGAAACTATGTTGGTATTATTATTCGAGCGTTGACAGCTAAGAATAGATTTATTAAACAATATCTAGAAGGAGAGATGTTTATCTCATTCTCTAATGGTGCGGATAAATATCATGGATTACTTGATCTAGCTGTGGAATTAGGAGTTATACAGCAAGCAGGAGCAACATATTCTATTGACGGAGAAAAATTAGGATATGCCAAATCTTTTGCAGAAGATTCGGAATTTTGGGAGAATAAGATAATTCCTTTGATGCAAAAGAAAGTTGATGTGAATTGGGCTTATTCTTCGGAACAAGATAAAGAAATCAAACAAATGGAAGCAGAAGTAAGCCAAGAAGGAGGTGAAGATAATGAGTAATATAAACGAAGTAACAAATGCAATATTTACAGAATTAAGTACGTCTACAAAGCCTGTAGCAGTTCATGCTGAAGGGAATGTATTAATAGTTAAAGTTGGTGATGCCGATACTAGAATTATGAATTGGCATGCTATGTCTGTTAGTTATATATTAGATATAGCTAAGAGTTTAGTTCTGAAAGAAAACTATAAAGGTAACGTACTGTTACATGGTTAATAAAAAGCCCCCAATTGGGGGCTTTTTCGTTTACTACATTCGATTTAGTACACTCTGTACTTTTCTTCGAATTTAAATTGATGTTGTTTATTTTTAATAAAATTTTCTTTTAAAAGTTTATTAACTGCGGTTGGAGATAATTTTACTGATTCCTTTTTAATTGTGTTTTTATCAGGAGAATTTACTCTTTTTATGTTGTTTTTAGCAATTTCTGGATTAAAAACCATTTTTTTCTTTTCGCATCCACATGTGTCTACTTCTTCTGCATCTTCTTGTCCGTATTCTTTTGACATATATGCGGCTTCTTCTTTAGAAAGACCTTTTTCATAAGAATCCCATTCGTCTTCTTCTTCTTCTGCATCTTCTTCTTCTTTTTCTTTGTCTCTACGTGCTTTTCGTTCACGCTCAAGTCGTTCACGCTCAAGTCTACGTTCGCGAGCACCTCTAGGTTCTTCCGAATCTTCTTGAAAAGAAACAGAAGGAATAGCTGTAGGAACATTAGGTTCTGTAGATGAGGCGGTAAAATTCATAGATACAGGCGAATTTTCTTCTGGTTCGCTATATGTAGGATCAACTGCATTAGTTGATTGATGAGTACTTACATAAGAAGATCTTAATTCAGGAGTAAACTTACCTCTAGTAACTGCATCAGAATTTGCAATACTCATTATATATTCGTCTGAAACCTTGCTAATGTCCATTTTATCCCCTTTTTCATGTCTAATTATACTGGAAATTTTATCCACAACATGATTCGGAGAATATCCTAAAGATAAACGGTCAAACATTTTACTGATTCTTTCTTTTAATTTATCATTATGTAATCTTCCTTCTTGAAGGACTTCATAATTGTTCCAACCCGGTCTTTTAAGTATACTCATGTTAATTATTTATTGATTTTTGCTATATTTTTAATAAAATAATACATGAATCCTAAAGTAGTTATTGTTTCTTGTACTAGAAAACTTCAAGAAGAAGCCAAAACTTTACCATTGTATAGATCTTGGATGGATGGATTGAATACACCTAATTATAAATTAGATATAACATGGGATAATACAGATGGGATGTCTGTTGTATACAATAGAAAAATCCAAGAGTATAAAGATTCTGAAGTAGAATTTTTGGTTTGTGTGCATGATGATGTATATATAGATGATTTGAAGTTGTATGAGAAATTAAAAACAGCAAAAGATAAATTGGGGTATGATATAGTAGGTTTAGCTGGCGGATTGAATCCTCGTTTGACAAATCCAGCATTGTGGCATATAATGACTGATAGGAATCAACAAAGGGGCGAAGTAGCTCATCCTGCTGGGAACAACAACCAAACAATGACCACTGCATTTGGCCCAACACCATCTAGGGTGGCGATAGCAGATGGATTATTTTTAGCATTACATATGCCTTCTATACTCAAAACAAATTGGAAATTTAATGAGAATTATACTTTTCATCATTATGATATATCAAGTTGTATTGATGCTAATAGAGTTAAATTAAGAATAGGGGTTTATCCAATTCATGTAATCCATAGCTCACCGGGACTTATGTCTATACATGATGAATCTTGGGTTAAGAGCAATGAAAAATTCTTGAAAGAATATAAGCAATAGACTTCCAAGAATCAAAAGATAAATCATACAAATGGAAAATGAATTAGAAAAGGATGAACTTAATCACAACTTTCTGTGTTTCTGTAGTTTTATTTGCATAATTAATGGGAAAAAATTAAATTTGCCTACCATATTTTTATTGGTTCTTAAAAACGAAACTTATAAAAGTTTACTTAAGTATATGTTGACAATCGATAATGATTATGACTTACTTAAGTTCTTCATAGATTACGATTATACTATATCAAAAAGCAAATATATTTCAAAATATTTAAACTCAAACCAAGGAACAAAAATAAAGAAAAATGTGTACGGATTTCGAAAAGACAATATACAACGAGTTTCTAAAAGAATCAAGAAAGTCAAAAAATCTCCCGTTCAAACCAAGAAAGAACTTCCAAAAAATAAACGAAAAAACGAAGTTGTGTCTACAAAAACTATCTAATTTTTTTCTAAATAATAAGTTTGTTAATGTGACAGAGTACTTCAAAGCTCCATACTTCGTGTATCCAAAGGGTGAAGCATTTGATCTAAGTTTTTTTACTTCTCAGAAGGCTAAAAGTGTTTACAGAATTTTCGAAGAATCTAAAGTACACAAATTTGAAAAAGACGTTGACAAATCTAAATAATATGGTAAGATTCAACCCTTACGAATATTAACTATATAATTATATTCTTAAAACTAAACTAAACTAAACTAAACTAAACTAATATGTATAACTCATCAATGTTCGCATCAATTAAAGACGCTTTAGCTAAAAGCGAAAAGTCAGGCGGAAATCCCCTTTATAAGGAGATTTTAAAATTCAAGGCAGGCAATACGTATGTTTTGCGTTTATTGCCCAATGTAAACGATCCAAGTAAAACATTCTTCCATTATTTCCAGCATGGTTGGAATAGTTTTGCAACAGGAGAATATGTTTCAGCATTAAGCTTACAAACAATCGGAAAGCCTGATCCGATTGGTATCGAAACTTATCGGATTAAGAAAAATGGTACAGAAGAGCAAAAGAATAAGGTGCAATCAGTAAAGTGGCAGGAGCAATGGTATGTGAACGTCTATGTAGTAGATGATCCAGTTACTCCTGCAAACAACGGAACGGTTAAGATTTTCCGTTTTGGTAAAAAGTTAAATAATATTATTGAATCAGCAATAAGCGGTGATGATTCGGATGAATTTGGTGCTAGAGTATTTGATTTATCAAAGGATGGAGTCAATTTTAAGTTGAAGGCAGAAAAACAAGGAGAATACACAACCTATGATAGCAGCAGGTTTACGTCTCCTGTTAGTTTAAATTTGTCGGAAGAAAGGATTGACCAAATTTATGGAGGTGTGCATGATTTAACTTCAGTTAATCCCATTAAATCTGAAGAAGAATTAATTGAAATGTGGAATAAACATTTTGTTGTAAAGGAAACATTTGAGTCAAAGCCACAACCTAAAACTCCTGTTTCTTCTTATGAAGAAGATGAAGATATTTCTTCTACGAAGGAATTATCAGATGAGATGGTGAATGAATTATTGAAAGGATACGATCAATAATTTAAATTAAATTGTGATGTTAAAAACAACCCATGAGACTTGAATCTCATGGGTTGTCTTGTAAGTAATGTTATGGTTGATCCATTATTACAAAATTACAATTTTAATGACAATATAGACCCAGTAGAAGTTCAAAAAACTTTGTTGGGTTTTTTGGGACAAACATATTCTGAAATATCAAAATATGATAGTCATTTGGTGTCTACAAATCAATTTTTATCTCCAAAAAAACAAGAATTTCAAAGAACTGCTGAACAAGTTCTTAGAGAAGTGCGGGGCGGTATACAACCACAACAACAGACCGTTCAATCCATCTCACAATATCATCCACAACAAACAGTAGTACCTTTTGTGGACACTAATACAGCACCATCAACTCCTCATTCATTAGATCCAAATCAAATGGAATTTAGTTTTGATAATAGTATAACAGCTAAATCAATTGATGCTAAGTTAGATGACATAGAAAAAAGAATAAAAAGGCTAGACATAACACTACAAAAAGTGTTATCATTTATAGAAAGCCATGAGACTCAAAATTCTAAACAAGAATAATTTCATACAAAAATTTTTAACACCAGTTTCTAAAATAAATGAATTATGTTCACTTACTTTAGAAACTGATTCTATTTATAATCTTAATAGAACATCAGATACAAATTTTAGTTTATATGCTAAAACTGAAGACGTAAAATATGACGGGGAGAAGCGAAATATTAGTTTTGCAGACATAAAAAGATTCATTAAAGTTTTAGATTGTATACCATTAGATACAAATATAGAACTGATTGTGAATGAGAACAATATCGAATATCAGTCTCATTCAACAAAATTTAAATTTCATTTAATTAATGATAACATTGTAAGAGGTCCATCATTTAATATTGATAAAATAAATTCTTTGCAATTTGATAGTGAATTCACTTTTAATTATAGTTCGTATATGAGCTTAATTAAAAGTAGTACATTTATTGTTGATAGCATTAAAATTTATCTTTATAATCAAGGACAAAATGTCATAGGAGAACTTAATGATAAAACAAAATCTAATATAGATGTTTATTCTACTTGTATATCAAGTACTTTTACTGGAGATGATATACAAAAACCAATTGGATTTGATTTTGATTTATTTAAGAATGTTTCATTCCCTAAAAATGGCGAAATATTAATTAGATTAAATACTAAAATAGGATTTATTGCTTTTGAGATAAAAGATGGTAACTATACACTAAAGTACACTACAACCGCAAAGGCAAATTAATATGAATTTAAATAAAAGACAACAAAATAAAATTAAAACACCCGGTTATTTTATTAAAAGACTTAGAGATAATAAATTTGGGGTTTTGCGGGTATTCCAGCAATATGGAATACATGATTGTAGAAGATGGACAGTATTACTTGATCCGGGGGGTGCTTCTATTTTTGTTACATGTTATAATAACAAAAATTTTAATGATGAAATTATGTTTGAATTTAATGATGGTAATAATTTCTTTCCCAAGAACTTTTCGATTAGCACAGAATCTATCGAGGTGATAATTCAATTATTAATTGATAAAGGTGTTCCTACATTAAACGAACAAAGTAAATTTTTTAAGGAAAAATAAATGGAAAATAAAGACGAAACTCCTAAACCAAAAAAGAAAAAGACTTCGCCAAAAAGTGATATTAAACCTATTGAAGTTAATAAACTTCAATATAATTCAATGGATGCAAGTTCTTTCTCTTCTGAGCAAATTAGAAAATTATTAAAAGAAGTAATGTTAGAAAATGCATATGAATCTAAAAGTAGATCTAACACAGAAGTGGATGCATTAATCCATACAATGGAAGAATTTCTTCGTTCGTTTATAATAATAGGATATAATATGAAAAATGAACCTTTGGTTATTACAAATGCTAAATCACAATTGGATGCAGATGCATTATATACTTCATTAGCACGATTATTTTTATCAATTAATCATAGTGGAGGTATATAATGACTCCAATTAAAGGAAATGTATATGCTGTAGGAACCGGCACATTTGTTGGTGAAATGTTCGTCTTTATCAAAGAAACTAATGATACATATGAATTTATTTCTATACCTAAAAATCAAAATAGATCTGTTCCAAAAGAAAAATTTGATATTGGAATTAAACACAAAATAATAGAATATGTAAAAGAAATTGACAAGAATGTAATAAACCTTTTAGAGAAACAATTTGTTTTTAATACAAATTTAGATAAATAGATTTATGAATATTGTAAGACCAATTCAAATCACCTCACCAATTAGTGGAAAACCTTCTCTTCCAAAGATTCAGGAACGTCAGTATGGTGATAAAATTTATGTAGAAGCATTCTGGTATGATCCAGCATCAGGAGCGTTAATTCGTAAAGGCATGGTTAAGATTCTTGATGCTTCTACAAAAGAAGATATCACATCTCAGTGTAAATAATTGTTGTATTTACTGATATATTCTGATATGATTTTTTGATGAATCTACCAGAAGATTATATAGTAGAAAAATTTTATCAGTACGTTGGAAAGCCAACAAAAAATCGTTACAATAACACATATCAGGGTTCATGCCCTATGTGTAGGGAAGGAAATAGTTGGTTAAAGAAGAAAAGATTTTATTTTATTCCAGAGAATAATAATGTATTTTGCCACAATTGTGGTTATAGTAAAACTCCTTTACAATGGATATCCGAAATTGCTAATGTTAGCATTTCGGATATTTTTTTGGAATCTAAACAATCATTTTCATTTTCATTTGAAAAAGAAGATGAAACTCCTAAATTTATCGTAGATACATTACCAAAAGATTGTATTAATCTTTATGATAAGTTTCAATTAGAATATTATAAAAATAATAAAATAGTTAATAAGGTTCTATATTTTCTAGAAAATAGAAGACTATTTAATGCAGTTAATAAACCAAAAGCATTATATTTATCTTTAGTTGATAAAGTACATAAAAATCGTCTTATTATACCATTTTGTGATATTGATGGTAAGATTGTTTATTATCAGAGCAGATCAGTATTAGAAACTGATGAGCTTTGTAAACCTCGTTATTTATCTAAAATTAATAGCGAGAAAACTATTTTTAATATTGATAAAGTAGATCCAAATTACGATACAATTTTTATTTTCGAAGGTCCGATCAACTCATGTTTTGTTAAAAATGGTGTAGCAATTGGAGGGATCCAAGAAAATTCATATCAATTGTTTACTGTAAAACAACAGGATCAGATTGATAAGTTTCCATTCCATAAGAAGATTTGGGTGTTAGACTCACAAATTAAGGATAGTGCAGCAGCAAAAAAGACTCAAAAGTTATTAGAACTTAATGAGTCTGTTTTTATTTGGCCTAAAGAAATTGGTTCTTTATGTAAAGATTTTAATGATATTACTATGTTATTAAAAAAGGATGGATTATCTCCTGATTTTATTAAGAAGTATACAAAATAAATTTTAAACTCCCCTAAATTTAGCGTCGTTTGCACTAGCTAAATAACCCTTTAACATCTCATTAAGAGAAGTTATTTCCATAGAAACGCGAGCAATTTTCTTTGTTTCTGCTACACGAATTTTATCAAATAACGTATCAGGAATACCATTTTTAAGCTTAGATTGAACGGATTCAGGACCAGTACCATTTAAGAAATCCGCCATTTCTTCTAATTTACTAATCCAGCTTTGTAAGGAAGCAACCATGTTTGATTGCATTTTGCTAGCAGCCTGAATATGGTCAGAAGCAGCATTAGCGTCTACATTAAATTCGGTTGGATCTGTACCTTTATCTAGGGTAGAAGCCATTGCATCTGCATCAGTTGCATTAGGATTTTGTGCTATATCTTCTGGTGCTTCGTGAAGAACATTTACGAAAGCTTTTTGAAATAAATTACTCATATGATTATTTACCTAACTTGATTAAATAATTATAGTGAAAAACAAAATTTTTAAAGAACATATAATGGCTAATGCCGAAAGGCAAACATCTGGAATTGGACCCGGTTCTAAGGATGATCCATTTATACAAGTTTCAATACCTATTAATAATCAAATAGATAATGGTAATCGTATTATTAATTATCCTCATGAGATTAATATGTATAAACAGCAGTTGTTTGATATTTTCGAAAAGTTAATCGTTTTGAGAAGACAATTAGATGCTACTAAAAGTAATCCTTCTGTAAAACCATCACAAAAAATTGGTCTTGATAAATCTATGAGAGCAATAGATAAAGTTAATCAGGAATTGATAGAGATACCAAAATATTTGTCATTATTTTCTGTTGATAATTAAAATATTTGTGTTATAATATGGCTAATGTTAAAGCCTATTCTTATACTCTGTACTATAAGCACAGTATCATCTTTAGTATTTTGTAATACTGTTTTAGATTTCTTAAAAGGATTTGTATTAGTTAGTTTAATTCAAATTATATTCTATAATGTTTATAAAACTATTATAGAATTTTTTGCTTTAAAACTTCGATTAGAAAAAATAAAAGAATTTTCTAAACAAGGAATGGAAGTTAAGTGTCCATGTTATTTAGAAAAAAAGATGTTTGTCCCTATTGATTTAAATGGAGTAAATGTCTTTTCGTGTAAAGAATGCGAAAAATCTATATCCGTAGATATTACTGCAAAAACCTTTATGCAAACCGATATGATTGATTTGGATAAGGCTGATGAAAACCTTATAAAGGCTTATAAATATATCCAAAATAATTCTTAATATGGAATTTCATTCACAAGAACTTAAAAACGCCGCAAGTTCACCACCAAGCTTTACATATATTGAAAGTCCGGTTTTTGATTTAGATAACTTAAGAAACTTATTAAGATCTTTTGTTTTAAACAAAGATGTAAATCTTGTAAATATATTCGATATCGCAACTCTTAATAGAAGAGTTGCATCTTCTGGATTAGAAAATTTAGAAATATTATTGGATATTCTTAGGACAAATCATTTAGGAAAATTTAAAGAGGATAAAGAAAGACAAGCAATAATAAATTTAATGTTTGATAATATAATTTGTTCTTTAAAAACTTTAAAAATAATTAATGTCGATTATTCATCTAATGAAATTAATACAATTCTTTTAGGATTTTTAATCAAAAATTTTATATAAATTATGTCGAAACAAATTTTAATTAAAACTAAATCAAATAAAAAACATGAAATGTCTGTAGATGCATACACCAGATGGCTCTGTCTAGCAGAAGCATTACAGCTAATTAATCAACAAGCAGAAAAATCTAAAATAGATTTAGAAAAAAATGATTCATGGATTAAGCCAATTGCTTTACAAAAGTATATTAAGCAACGATTTCCTGCCATGAATCATGATTTTAAAGTAGAAGAAAGGTTATAATTACTTTTTATGTATCAATTGGTATGTCATTTTGAGAATTAGGTGCACATCCAACAACTCTAATCCAATTAGCAGAACCTCCTGCGGTAGAAGCGTTTGTGACTCTAACAGATAAAGTCCAATTTCCAAAAGTTCTAAAGGTTCCACTAATTAATCCGCTACTACTTAGTGTAAAGCCCGGAGGCCAATTAGCATCATTAGTTTTAGTAAAAGTTAAAATTGGATCTCTGGCATTAGTAACTAATTGCTGTGAATAACTTCTACCACTCGTGCGTGTAAGAGAGATATTACTATTTGTTATTCTAGTAACAGCAGTTGGAGGAGGTGGAGGAACAAATAAAAATACAGTAACATTTACAGATGTAGATCCAGCAATATTAGTTGCTGTAATTGTTATAGCGGCATTTTGCTCTACTGTAGAATTTTGACCAGTTCCAGTAATTACACCACCATTTGAAATGCTTGCTCCTATTAAAAATGTTGGGATATTACTGATACTCCAAGTAACTGGACCATTAGTAGCAGTGGCAGCACTCGATCTAATTAAAGTTTCGACATTCCCACCAAAATTACTAGCGGTTATAACAGGTGATGCTACCACAGTAATACTAAAAGTTCTGGGAGTGCCTGCTCCAGTATCATTAGATGCATTTATAGTTACAGTAAATGTTTGATTTGTAGTTAAATTTGGTAGTGTACCTGTTATTAATCCTGAGGATGTATTAATTGTTACACCTGTTGGTAATCCCGTAGCTGAATATGAGGTAGGACTATTTGTAGCTACAATTTGATGACTAAAGGAAGTATTAACAGCCTGTGTAAAATTTTGTGGTTGTGTAATGACAGGTGCGGGGACTCGTATAGTCATAACCAAAGTTTCGACATCATTTCCTCCTGCATTTATAGCACTAATAGTCACATTAGTAACTCCTGTATTAGTAGGAGTTCCATTAATTACACCAGTAGTAGTATTAATTGTTAATCCTGCTGGTAAATTACTTGCTCCATAAGAACCTCCATATCCTGCTAACATATTAGTGGCAACTATATTATATGTTAATGCTGTTCTAGTAAAACCATTTAATGTAAGTGTGCTAGTTATAACTGGAGGAGGAGGAAGTATTTTAATAATTAAACTTTTAGTTCCTGCACCAGTTTTATTTGTAGCACTAATAGTTACATTAGTTCCTGCAAGATTAACGGTAGTTGGTGTTCCTGTTATAGCTCCAGTTGTGGTATTAACTGCTAATCCAGCAGGAAGAGGTGTCGCGCCAAATGTGGTGGGATCATTTGTAGCAGTTATAAGATAATTAAAATTAGGGACATTTAATGTCCAAGATATATTTCCATCACTAGTAATTATTGGGGGGAAAGGACGGAAGCTTCTTATTGCTGCTAATGCATTACCTATTGGCATAGTATTATATATTAGAAATTTTGTCCACCATTAAATGCATATATAGTTGTACCAACTCTAGTAAAACAAAATATATCAGTTTTATTAGCTGTAGTAGTAATTACAGGAGTAGCTGCACCTGCCCATTTAACTGTATAACCAGCAAATGTAAAATTAGTAGTAAATGGACCACCAGTAGCAGCTTGTGTAATAATTATTGTTATACTAAATGAATCAGCGGGTACATTAGATAGTGTAAATCCTGTTATATTTCCAGCTAATGTAATTGGAAATGTGTTACCCAAACTTAAATTAAGAGTTACATTTCCAGTAGCAGTAGAAGTTCCAGTTTTTTCCGAAAATCCTTTTAATGCCAAACTACCAGTCATTGTATCCCCAGCTTTAGCTACATAAGTAGCACCAGCATTTGTAGTAGTTATAAAATTTCCTAAATTATTATTAATTGTA